TACGGATCACAACTATTTTTTGTTGTGTACCTATTGAACGATGCCAATAGTTTTCTTTTAATACATGTAGTAAGCCTGGTGCATGTGTTTCGTAGTGACGCATCTGGCATTCCTGCTCAACAGCAAGGCCAATAGCATCACACACATTTACTGCTTGATTACTTTTATCTTTGTATGAAAATACTTTGTCAAACGTTAGTTTAACAGCTAACGCTGCAGCAGCAAGGGGTTCAACATCAGCAAGATATTGTTGTATCTCTTTGAATGATGCACCTGTTTTACCCTCTTTTATCCTGTTGGTAGTGTTTTCAATACGTGCCACCACAAGAGGCAACAAGGTATCGATAGAAGCAGCTCCGTATACAGTAGCAGACGCATACGATTTGTTTTCTAAGTCGTAGGTATTCTTATGTAGACGCTTAAGACCTTGTGAAATAGCATCACGCTCAAGCTGAATCTGTTCATCAATCTCCGCTGGTGTAGGCAATAGGCTCCTCCGTATCTGCGTCCTTGATGAATGTGTAGCATTGCGCTAGCTCAGGATAATCCTCACTAAATTCTTCAAACTGTTCAAGTGTAATCAGGCTCATTTGGTTTAGGTGAAATAGAATGTAATTCGTCTTCAGTGCAGACAACAAATTCGTTGCCGCTCTTCATTAGTTTTTTGATCTTATTCTCAGCAGCATGTTGCTTCTGATAAATGTGTTCTTTGATCTTACCTTTGGTTGTTGTTTCTCGAATGATACAACATATTGAACTCGGTAACTCCCAACCGCTTAACTTCCAGTCGGAAAACTCTTCAAATGTTGGAGCATAAAGAAATTCATCGGGAACTTCTTTCCATTGCTGCCAGTTGTTTGGCAAATAAGGTTTTTTACCACTCATCGTTATCTAAATAAACATCTTTTAAATACTCAGAACCACCGGCCAATTCAGTCGCTGACCATATAGCATGTTCTGAATTGGGTGCAAGTAACCATTGCACCTGATCGTCTGTAGTAGTATAACGCCAGATCTTAAGCGTCTGTTTTTTTAGCATTAGATTTACGTGTAGTAGTTGATACAGGCTTGGTGAATGTGTCACGTGATGCTAACTCTTCATAAATTGGTGTCCACTTATGCTTGGGATAGTGATGAAGAAAACATAAGATAGCATTCTTGATGAAGTAATCATCATCTAATGATTTAGCTTGCATGATTAAAGGATGTCATTTGGTTTAATGTATTGTGCCTTGAGAGCTTCTGTACGCTCTTTAAGCTTCTTTAGTTGTCGTTGTACCCACAGCGTTTGAAAGCCTGCTGTGGGAGCGTGTGGACGTGTCTCAGGTGTCATTGATTACCTCTTTCTTTAAAATGTCTAATCGTTTGAGAATTAGAAGGTATTCAGCATCAGATGCTCTACCTCGCTTACAAAACAATCTATAGATGTCATCACGGATAACATCAATGTATTGTTCAATCATTTCTTACCGTAGTAGCGTGACGTGATACGATTGGAACGTTGGTACACTGTTGCCGTGGCAAATAAGCCTATCATGCCGACAACAGCAAGGATGATTGTGGTTTCAGTTGGCATTAATCGGATGGAGGGTAAGAGAATTTGTAGCGATAGAAAGGAGTTTTATCCTTATTCTCCCGTTGCCATTTAGCATAGGGAGTTTCTGGTTTGACAGTTTCAGTTGGCATCAGTTGTCCTCCGTGGTGGTGGTGTCGTTCTTGTCAACATACTTTTGTAGTGCTTCGATCATTTCTTTGGCAGACTTAATTACATGATCTTTAGTCTTTAGTTCTCCAAAGACACTATTTTTACTACATAATGCATTGCGACAAGCCATAAACATGGCGTCAGCATTTACACCATTGATGCAAATAGTGTTGTCTTCGTAATCATTTAGATTGATAGAGTCATCACACTCTGCCCAATAAACTGAAGCACCTTTCATGTAATATGTGTACATGACTGAAGGTTGTGAAAGCAAAACTGCGTCCTTGATGAATGTGTTTGTGTATGTGAAATCCGCCAGCATTTGTATTAGTAATACTGACGGATTGTAATTAGTTAATAATAACTATTAATCAGTGAGTTAGTAATAACTAACACTAAAAGTTACGATTGAAGAAATAGTATTCTGAATCATGATAGATTGCAAAGTAATCATATTGCATTGATTGATGCCATACTAATTCCCAATCGATTGCAGTCTGCAAGAATACTGGCATCGCATCGATTGCCTCACTGTAGCAATCACATAACAAGTCCTCACAGAATGTTGACTCGTCACGATAACAACCCGAGAAAGCATCATCTAAAGTGTCTTCAGATTCTATACCATAACCCTCAAGTTCTTGAATGATGGTGTCAATCTTAGATACGCTGTCGATGTCAAACATCTCAGAGATGCGTTGTTGCATGTCAGTCAAAGTAGCAGTTGTCATAATGTAAGGATGTGTGTATGTGTTGATGAAAGACAATCAGCCGACGACAGTAGTTAGATTGCCTTTGCAATATGCATTGACAAACTTACCGAATGATGTGATCTCTCCAAAGAATACATCTACAATTGCTTCTTCATTAACATTGTCATAAAGATAAGTCTTTGAGTTGTTCTTGAATTGTACCATTACTTGATTCGTAGATGGATTCAAAAGGATGTTACGAACAGTAGAAGACTCGATGCTGTTAGGCTTGAAGAACATGATGATAATTGGGTGAATGAATAGTTGAGTTGGAAGTATTGATGCTATTAAGCAGCAGACAACACATAAGGATTTTGTGCAAATCCATAGTCTTTGTTCATGTCATATACAAGTGAACTTGTCGCGTTACTAGTTACACAATTGCGATTGAACCAGAAACCAAGAGAGATTGATTTGTTCAACTCAAGGTTAAGCAATGCACGACGTGATACATTGTAATATGTGTAGAACTTACCATCCTTAAGTTGTACGTCACACGTGCCGCGAAGTACATCTGTGCGAATGTAGCTGATGAATGAAGATGATTGATAGGTGAGCATGTGTATGTGAAATAAAGGGTGAATAATGTAGTGATGAACACTACAGAGAGGATTAGTATCCTCAGTGTAATGATCAACTGTAAGCGTACATAAACTCAGACAAAGGATTTTCATCGTCTGTAGCTGTCTCAACTATAAGTTCAGCATGAGTCATAGCATTTAGATAGTCTAGATGCTCATCGAATGTAAAGTCATCGTCAGTAGGCTCAACGTCATGCATGAGTTGGATATACTCAGCTTGTAAAGCGTCAACAAGTTGTTGGTGTGAGTAGTCAGTGGGAAGTGTTTGCATGTATTAATGATAGCAGATGAAGGGATGGAAGTCAAGTGGTAGTGGACAGTTTAATGATTGTCTGAGATGTGCCACTCAGCTGAATCAACACGCTCAATTAATCCATCACGAATAGCTTGGCGGTAGTTATACTCACGTTGCAGTTGCTCGTGGTATCTCTTGGTAACTGAGGCGATGAGTTGTTCTTTAGTCATTGTGTATGTGTTATTCATGATGTTGTTACAAGTTTGAAATCAACGACACCCGCGCACATATCACTATGTGCACGTAATGCTAATTTAGCTTGATTGATGTCAGTATATGTTCCCGCTCCACAACCTTTCCATTCTTTAGTTTTACCATCCCAGAAGTTAATGGTGTATGAATCTGTAGCTGTAGTTGTTTTGTTCATACTGTTATTATGGCATGGATTGGCGGGAAAGTCAAGTGATGGTGGACAGTTATCTAAGTGGTTGATAGTACACATGTTCTACGCTCTCGCTTATTTCATGATGTTGAATACCATTAATCTTAGCTGGTTTGTTACGCTTACCCTTTGGCACTTTGTTACACCATAGCAGTGTCTTCATAGGTTTGTCGTTGAGCGTGAATGTGACTTCTTTGAGTTTCATATTAATTGCGAGGTAAAGTGTAACCGTTCTCGAACTCTACATTAATAACAGCATCTTTAATAAACCACTCATAATTCTTTTGAAATACTCCAAACATTCTACCATCACACAATCCATTGATGATAGCATTTAACCTCGACTTGGTTGTATTACTTTGCCAACCGCCATCAAATATCTCAACATAGTTCACACCAACTGTTGCAATGTGATTGCCATGTAAATATACACAACTACTGTTTGTTTGATGGTTATATGTAACACTTGTGTTTGCTTTACACAATGTCTTTCTCTCTTTGATTGCATTGATCATCTGTTGTTCAATCAGTCGCATGTGCTCTCTCCGTTGGTGATGTACATAGTATGGCACAGCTCACAGCATAAGTCAACATGGCGTGGACAGTTCGTTAACTGCGCTAACACGTAACCGTTACGCATACGTTACGTAATTGCATACAGATGTTTTGAGAATCATTATCATTATCAATACACAATAACGATACGTATTCGTACCGTAAATAATTAATCCGCTCGCGCTACGCGCTCGCTCCGCTGCATATTATACATGATTGCACATTATTACACGATACGAATGCATATCAATGGGAGCGAGCGAAGCGAGCGGGCTATAATCAGAATATTTTATACCCCTATGGGGGTTTTATCAGTGTTACTTATAAAAAGATAGACCTGAGACATTTTTGTCATTTTTTAACGGGTTCACGTGGCCACATTGCTTCCGAAACAAGAGGAAAGTTAATGTTAATTAACCCCTGAACGCCAGTTGCAATCAATTGATGTTCATATTGAGTCCCGTTAGCGCATCTTAGCGCAGTATAATGCAGCCAAGAGCGGAGAGTACCGTTCATATAAAGTTTAGTAGGTGTACTAAGGGGCAGAACATCTCTTGCACATTCTTTAGCGACACCAGCGGACAGCATTTCGTTATAAAGTTCTAATGATTGATCAAATAAGTCTTGAGTACGTATTTGGAACTCTTGTTGAGTAAATTCATTAAGATCATCAATACTATTCTGTCTATTTGAAGTATCTTGGCGTCGAAAGTTAGGGAGTGATGGCGTGTTAACGACTTGAGCGTATCTTTGACTAAATTCTTGAAAACTAAAAGATCTATGTCTTAAGATTTGACTAGCAACACTTCTGGTAGTGTCAATCTGTACACACATATTAACCATTTCAAAGGGTGACCAATGATTATGTTTAATAAGATATTTAATTAATTTAATACAATCAGGATTATCTTGATTATCAGGATTAGATACTCTAGCCATATAAGCTATCAATTGTTCAGCATCAGGAGTGACATGAACTAACTCTACATTATGCATACAGTAGTATAAGTGGTGGTGGGATTAATGTTTGTGGTGGGATGTTTAATAAGTTCTCACGGGATTCATCTTATTAAAGAAGGTGTTTATAAAGAATGAAGAAGAGGGAGTGTTTGTCTTTTGTTTCCTCGCTCTTCATTAGGAGAAAGAAGGAGGAATGAGAGCTTGTCTCGAATTCCTCCCCATTCGGGGAGTCGGGTCCACCCTTCCCTTCCCCCCTATACGGGTCGGACCGCTCAAACCCACGTGGGTATTGAGTTTTTACCACCACCTTTAGCTTGTTGTCTTTGTTGTAAATTCATACCCATAACAAGATGATTAGCAGAAGATTGAGGATCATCAAAGAATTCTTCTAACATTGCATTCCATTCATTACGTTTACGATCTTTAATTGCTTCTAGGGCAGAGATACCCATTGCATCTGTATAATATTGTACACCTTGAGCGAGGGCATCTAATCTATCATCATGTCTAATCGCACCTTTTTCACGACACATTCTAGACATTTGATAAAATAACATATAAAGGAGACGTTCTTCTGGAGCAGCATCTGGGTTAGATTTAAAGTCCCATTCAATTACCGAACGATCAATAACGAGTCGATGTTGGTTGAGGATGGGTTCAAGGGAGTCAATGATTCGATCTTCCTTTCTAACATTTGCTCTAACTTCTTCAATATCAATATTTTGTCTTGTTTGGATAAGATGTTTTCTGAAAAGCTCGCTAACAATACCATCACCAAAATTAGTTTCAATGAGAAGTTTAGTAACGCCATATTTTTTACAACCTTTTAAAATATCAAGTAATGTATTGTCGGAGTATCCGTCTCTGTAAGCACGCATGTCGTGCAAGTACAAGAAACCGTTACGTTGGGAGATATAAGCTGCTGCCGTTTCATCCGAGCCACGACCCGACGGATCAACACTGCAGATTGTTTCTTGGTAGGAATCCCAATCTCCTTGGAGCTGCATTGGACTGTAGAAATAGTCTCCAGGTAAACCAACAATGGGGAGGTCTTTGATAACGTTTTGTGGATCGGAGCACCAAACGATGGATTCGGGAGCAGTAGTGGGATTAACGCTAGTGACGATAAGGTCAGAGCATTTAAGAGGGAATTTTTCAGCATCGGAAAGACTCGTATCTAACATGAACTGCAACATAAAGTTGCTACGACCCATCGACGCTTCACGTTCAATCAGGTCTTCATTATCAAACCTATCATCTGTTACATCCCATTGTTCAGCACCTTGATCAATATCTTGTACCAGTTGAGGCGCTAACAAGCCTTCGTATTGTGTTACCTTTCTAGGATACCTAGCAGGCCAAACAAAGGGCTTGTAGGCTCTCTCAGCTAGCTTGCGATAGACGGTAAACGTAGTCTGTGGTGTACCCAGAAACATAATACGACTATCATTTTTGGGAGTAAGGATAGATTCAGCTTCTGTACATAATTGTAGAAGTTTCTCCCTCATAAATTCTGTCATTGAGTTGCCAGGAACTTCAATATCGTCAAGGATCATTAAATCCGCACGAGAACCGGTAAGCTGACCAGTAATACCGACTGATTTAACAGAAGGAGCTTGGTGAGGGGAACAAGCCACATCAAATGAGATACGACTCCAACGGGAGTCATCAGATTTAGGGCGCAAATGTACCAACCAGGGTGTTTCAATGATTAATTTCTGTAGGAAGATTGACATGTTATCTGCACGTTCTTTAGATGCAGATATGATCATTATTTTTTTTTCGGGGTTATTAAATAAAGTCCAAAGAACAAAAGCACCAGTAATCCAGCTCTTACCAACTCCCCGAAATGCTTGGATTTGTAAACGCTTTGGACCGTGTTGAAGGTAATCAGCAATTGCATATTGAGCACGTGTAGGGTTTGGTAGTTCTAATTCACTCCATAATGCTTGTAGGAATAGCTTAAAATCGTCTTTAAGGAGGTCTAAAGTGTTCATAGGTAGAATCTAGCGTGTAGGGGGTTAGGAGGTCTTGTAGAAGCTTTTACTTAGATTTAGCTTTACCGGTAAACTTAGGACTAATACTTTTAATTGCTTTATCCATAGGTTGCCAGATTTCAGCAGTTTCATAAAGATACTTCACATCATCAGATAACATCTCATCCCATAAAGCATTTAGATCTTTTTTAGTTTTTACTTTTCTAAGCCTTTGAGCAAGTTTAGTTTTACTGATTTCTAAATTATCACCAGGGAATTGATTAGAACCTTGAGCACGCATTTCTGAATGAAAAGAATCGTGGGGTGTTTTAAACATTGGGTTTAAATTTGTTTCAACATCCCCAGGTTCTAGGCCACGTTGTTGAGCACGTGTAGCCATATCTACTAGGTCATCGTATGTCATTTTACCTTTTTCAATAAAATCACGAGCACGATTAAAAAATGCTGCTGATATACCTTTAGGAAATTTATGGTGCAAATCTACTTGTTCAATAACTTGATCAATACCTTGCTGAATCTCACGCCTGGCATCTTTGATAAATTTACCTTTCATTTCTTTAGCACGAGGTTTTGTCCGTGGGTAAGCTTGCTCTCTGCCTAAACCAGGTGCTAACAGGTTTGATTCTTCACTACTAACTTGAGGCATTTTAGCTCCCAAAGTTTTTTGAGCTGCTTTGTATTCTGGAATTGTGTCTTTTAATACGCTCGCTTTAACACCAGGATTAGCTTCTTCAATGTTTCGCAAAATTAAATTAGCGTCATCTACTGCATTACGGGCTGCATCAATTCTTGCAGGTTGAGTAACATTAAATTGACCTTGAGTTTTAAATTTAAGCCTTGCCCCACCTCTTGATACATTAATACCAGGAGAACCGTCAACCATGCCTAACAAAAAACCGGCTGCCACGCCTAAAGCAGGTTTACCAGTTATTTGTGAAACACCTTCTGAAGCAATTGCTGCGCCTTCATCTAATGCTCCTACAGGAGATTGCTCGTAACCTACACCAATTGCATCAGTTAAATTATCTAAAGTATTAACAATAGGTTCAGGTACAACATCTTCAATAAAACCTCTAACTTGTTTCCTACCATATTCTATTTCATTACCTATCATACTACCAACACGAACAACACCATTAACAAATTCTAATGGGTTATTAGCGTATCGGCGTAGGTTTTGTAAAAATTGAGGCATAATTAATTAATATACTCCATAATTAGTTTTTCACGGAGTCTATTAACTCCAAATTTGTCTCTCATCCAACTAAGGACGGGTGTACTTCCTTTATCCTGATTACATCTAGTACAGGCGCATACAACATTTGTTGCAACATCCTCTCCGCCACGTGCGCGAGGATGAACATGATCGATAGATAACTGACTAAGGTCATAGGTTTTTCCGCAATAAATACAAGTATGGTCAAAATGTTCCTTAATAGAGCGTCTCCACAGACGCTTAGCTTCTGGTGAGGTCATGGCTATTAAGTTGTAGAGGTAATCTTTAGGGGTAGGAAGTAGGGGTGTCATGCGCGTCCTTTACGTGCTCTGTTTTTTGATGCTGCTTCGAGGAATGTCTTTCCATTTTTCTTATGGGATACATCCTTGCCATCACCGTTACCGTAGGTTCCACGTTTACGGTTTTCTTTGTTTAATGCAGACCGTTTAGAGATCTGTAATTTAGAGCCATCATATTTCTTTTGGTAAGATTTATAATTACCATTAGCATATTTGGCTCCGCTATGACTAGAGCTTCGTGCCATATAGTCTCCGTTGTACAAGTTCAGGGTCAACAGTTGGCATAATACTAACCAGCTTATCTAGTGGGCTACCTTCAAAGGCGACACCACTAATATCATTCTTTGATAACCAATCACAAGCTGCTTTCAGATCTTGTGTAGAAGCCTCACCCGATTTAATACGGGCAAGGAATTCCTTTGTGACAAGATTATGCAACTCATTGAACTGGTCTTCAGTTGCTTTCTTGTTTGTCATTTAGCCTTTTTAGCTTTAGCTTTAGGTTTAGCGGGTGCTTTAATTTCGTAACGTGTTTCGTTAGGTTCGTGCACTAGATGTGATTCAGCACGTTCTGCTTTAGCTTGAGTTTCGTAT